AGCGCTATGGCAGGAATTGGGGGCGGGGGCGGCGATATCGGTGGTAATGTTAATCGTGGTGGTATTGGCGACACTAGCGGGGGTGGTAGTGGTTCATCTATTCGTGCTGGTGGTAGTGGTGGATTAAAGATTTACAAAAGTTCCGGTAGTTGGGGCGGAAGTAGTGTAGTGTTCAACAAAGGCGGTTATACCGGTAACGGTGGTGTTAATGATGTTGCTGGTCTTGTTCACGGTCAAGAGTATGTTATGCCCGCTGACGCAACAAAACGTTATCGTCCAATGTTAGAAGCAATGAGAAACGGTAGTTATTCAGGCGGTTCAAGTTCTAGTTCCGGTGGTTCGGGGTCTGCTATGAACGTTACTGTTCAAAACTATGGTTCGTCAAAAATATCTGTTGAACAATTGTCAGCAACCGAAGTTAGAATAATCGCACGTGAAGAAAGTCAATCAGCGGTGATGCGTGATTCACCAACTGTTGTTGCTCAACACTTACGCAACCCGAACAGTAAGGTATCAAAAGCCTTATCATCAAGCACAAGTGCGAAACGGCGTAGATAATGGAATTACAGAAATTAGACCTTTTACCCGAACGAAACGGGTATAGTTACAAACCGGGCAACAGTATTATTACTGTTGAACTGGAAGGTGGTTTGTCGCGTAGTCGCGTCGATCAAATAAACAGCGTTTCTTATGTCGACTGTCAATGGATTTTGAATCGTGAAGAATACGAATACTTTCGAGCGTTTTACAACAGCATAGCGTTTAAAGGCGTTGCTCCGTTCTTGATTGACTTAATTCTTGACAAATCGTTCCCACAAGAAGTGCAAGTTAAGTTTGTTCCTGACACTGTTGAAATGTCCGATCCGTTCGGTATGGTTTTGACTTGCCAAGCTACGCTTGAACTTGTACCAATCAACAATGAAAGCGAGGATGCGGTTACAGTATTGTTTTGGCCACTGCTTACCGACGATCCTTTTTTTGCACAACTGGCAACTTTTGCTAACGTGGACTTAGAAGTTTAATGGCATCTGATAAATACGTCCAGTTTTTTCTAAACTCAAAGTCGACTGTAGTTCAATACGAATGTATTGAATTATCTCACCCATCGTTTAGTAAGCCTTACTATGTAGTCCGAAACAATACTGCTGGGCTGACGGCTAAACTTGAAACCGGTGAAACTGTTTTTTTTGAGTATTACCCGCTAGAAGTTAGTCAAACTGATTCGGAGAACAATCTTGACTATTCGATGAAGTTGCAGTTCGGCGATCTAGGCGAAGTGTTGCCGTTGGAGTTAGATAGAGTAAACGAAAGCAACGGATTTGCAATCAGACCAATGTTCAAGTATCGAACCTACAGAAGCGACGATTTGAATCAACCAATGTTCGGGCCTCAAACATTGGAAATTGTAAACTTTGCGTTTAACAAGAATGGCGCGATGTTTGAAGCAAACGCCCCTCGACTAAGTATTCATAAAACTGGGGAAGTGTATAGTATTGCACGGTTCCCTATGCTTCGTGGATTTTTGTAAATGTCACTGGATGATTTTCTTGACAGAGATTACAAAGCTGGCGTTTACGACTGTAGTAACTTCGTCGCGGAAGTCTGGCAACATTTGACCGGTGAAGACATAAGCGGTATCTGCAAAAGTTGGATCAACAGAGATTCTTCGGTTTGCATTTCCGAAGCAAGAAAAAGAACGAAGTTACGAAAACCCGAAAGCCCTTGTATTGTTTTGATGCAAACTCGATTATCGTTACCCCACGTGGGCATCTATTATCAAGAAAAGATTTTGCATCTTGCAACAAGCGGGGTTTGTTACAGTACCATTTTAATTCTCAAAATCACTCATCGCCTTAGTTACTATAAATGACTACAGTAGTTATCGTTCGAAACGTTCTTGATGATTCGGAACATAAGCGTTTTAACAATGTTGATAACATTGCTGAATTGCTTATGCAAGAGTTTACCCTTTGGCCTGAAACGGCTAAAGTGTACCATCAAGAAATCAAAGACGATAATGAAGTCCCGATCACTTCGTTATTTGATATCGATCGATTGCAAAAGCTAAAAGGAACAGTTTATATCGTTGTTTGTCCCGCGATAATGGCGGCGGCGGGTCTTGCCTTAATTGGAGCAACTATCGCGATTCAAATATGGGCAAACAAGAAAAAATCACCCGCTTCTAACGCTGCTGCTGCGCAGCGAGACATACCAGAAGGATCACCAAACAACAATCTATCTGGACGATCAAACAGAGAGCGAATCAAGGGGCGTATTCCTGACATTTACGGCACGGTTCGAAGTACGCCGGATTTGATTGCCCCTTCGTATCGAGTTTTCGAAGGTGGTTCGGAAGTCGAGCATACTTTAATGGCTATCGGTCGCGGTCGATATCTGATTGACGACGTTCGCGAAGATACAACTTTGATTGAAAACATTTCCGGTTCGTTCGCGTCGTTCTACGGGCCTAATAAATCACCAAACAATTCACTACCGGATTTGACTATCAACGGTGAGTATGAGGAACCGTTCATTCTGACAAAACGTTCAACTAATGTAAACGATCAACCTATCCTTGCTCCGAATACCCCTGGATTTGATAATACGTCTAATGGTTCGGGGGCTAGAGTTCAAGTAGGCGGGTTTAGTGAAAATGCTGAAACTAACATTAGTGGGGATAATGCCATACTAGGTTTTAATTCTAGTAATGAACTTGTGAAAGCTTCGTTTGGTTCGAGTGCTCCCCCTCCCTTTCAACAAGCATCACATAGGAACAGAGACTTTATCAGTTATCAAGGCTCTTTACAAACAAAAATAGGAAGTATTGTAAAACCTTACGTTGAACTCACAAGAATAAACAGAACTATTCGAGGGGATGATAACACAGTTTTTTCAGGGTTTTTTAAACCCGGCGATAAAGTCACTATTTCTGCTACTGCTATTCTTAGAACAGTAACCGGTTTTCAGCAAGTTCAAAATGATGCTAATGTTCCGCAATGGGGTTTCACTATTATACCTACATTTACTACCGGCGCAAGCTATGTATTAAATGGTACTTACACTTTAGGTAAAGTAGCAGATAACGAAATGTTTCTTAGAAATCCTGAAATTGAAAGCTCGATATTTCAAAGCGTTAAAGACATAATAAATAGCTCTAATTATGATCTTACTTCATTTTTGAACATTGGATATGCCAGCACCCACGGGCTTAGAAGTTACTTCGATGGTTTAATGACTGCAAAGATTGGTAAAGATTATTTTCATATTTCTACTGGCCTTAGTATTACTAACACAACTTTTCTTAGCAACGGCGGACCATACATCGTTGAAGATGCTGATTCAATCATTCTCAATTTCAAATCAGCGGGTGGCCTTTACACTGACAACGGTACAACACAAACTGCAAAAACAGTTAGTATGACCGTCAGTGTTCAACCGATCGATTTGCAAGACGCGCCGGTAGGTAACGATGCTGATTATACTGTTACTATGTCTGGTTCGGCAAAGCAACGTGACGACATTTTGACAACGTTTCGTCAAGATTTGGTTGCCCCTGGTCGCAATTCTATCACAGTCACCCGCACAACAAATCTGACAATCGTTGCCGGAACTACTGCGAGCGAAGGGATCATACTGACAGACTTGTACGAAGCTAAACCTATCACGCAATCAGATTTTGGTAACGTTACAATTGTCCGAACGGCAACGCTTGCAAACAAAACCACAATCAGTCAATCGAATCGAAAGTTCAATTGCAGAGCTTCGCGGTTGATCCCGATTCGGCAAACAGATGGAACGTTTTCATTACCCGGTGTCACGTCGCGATTTGCTGATATCGCAGTCGCCATTTGTCTTGACCCTTACATCGGCAATCGCCAATTGTGGGAATTGGACATTCAAGGATGGTACGATCTTCAAGAACAAATCGAAGCTTACTTCGGACTACCTATCTTCGCTCATTTTAATCATACCTTTGACGATGAGGATATGAGTTTTGAAGAAATGCTTAGCATTATCGCCGAATGCGTTCATTGTAACGCTTATCGTCAAGGTAGTTTAATCAAACTATCTTTTGAAAAGGAAACAGACAACAGTTTAATTCTTTTCAATCACCGCAACAAGCTTCCTGGAACTGAAACAAGAACAGTTTCATTCGGTAATGCGAATGAAAATGATGGTGTCGAAGTAGAATACGTTGACCCAGAAGACGGCGCGATTATCAGTTATTATTTGCCAGAAGACAGAACGGCATTGAACCCCGAAGAAATCAAACAATACGGCGTACAAAGCAAACTTCAAGCTAGAACTCACGCCTACAGACTTTGGAATAGAATCAGATATCAAAACACTGTTATTGAGTTTGACGCGACACAAGAGGCTTT